GCAAATGGATCCAAATAGTATAACACTTGAAAGTATTAGCAAATTGTTTGAATATGAAAAAATAGCAAGAGATATAGATAGTATAGATGATATTGAAATTATTAAAAATTTCACAAAATCATACGCTAAATTATATTTAAAACAGCAAGAAGTTGTATCTAAACTCTAATGGCACAACCATCAACAAGACAAGAATTAATTGACTATTGTTTGAGAAAACTTGGTGCTCCAGTACTTGAAATTAATGTAGCAGAAGAGCAGGTAGAAGATCTTGTTGATGATGCTATTCAATTATTTAATGAGAGGCATTTTGATGGTGTTTATCAAACATATTTAAAATATAAAGTTACTCAAGAAGATATTGATAGAGGTAGAGCAAAAGGTATTGATGGAGTTGGAGTCGCTTCAACTTCAGTAACTACAAATATAGTTGGAACTGCAACGACATTTAATTATTATGAAAACAGCAATTATCTTCAAGTTCCAAATCATGTAATTGGAGTAAATAAGGTATTTCACTTTGAAGGGTCTAATTCTATTGCAAGTGGGATGTTCAGTATCAAATATCAATTATTTTTAAATGATATTTACTATTGGGGATCTACCGAATTACTAACTTACAGTATGGTTAAAACATACTTAGAAGATATTAATTTTCTTTTAACTACACAAAAACAAATTCGTTTTAATAAAAGACAAGACAGATTATATTTAGATATTGATTGGAGTTCTCTTAAAGAGGGAGAATATTTAATTATAGATTGCTATAGGATGATGAATCCAAATGATTATTCTAAAGTTTGGAATGATTCATTCATAAAACCCTACTTAACTGCACTGATTAAAAAACAATGGGGGCAAAATTTAATTAAATTCCAAGGGGTAAAACTTCCAGGTGGAATTGAATTAAATGGAAGGCAACTTTATGATGACGCTCAGAGAGAGATAGAGGTAATAATTGAAAAAATGTCTTCAACATATGAACTTCCACCTTATGATATGATTGGTTAAAATATATGTTAAATCCATTCTTCCTTCAAGGTTCAAAAACAGAACAGGGTCTTGTTCAAGATCTTATCAATGAGCAATTGAAAATTTATGGAATTGATGTATATTATTTACCTCGTCAATATATAACAGAAAAAACCGTTATAAAAGAGGTCATTCAGTCTGAATTTAATTATGCTTATCCAATAGAAGCATATATTGATTCTTATGAAGGATATGGTGGTCAAGGAACTATATTATCAAAATTTGGAATTCAAGAATTAGACGATTTAAATTTAATTATATCAAGAGAAAGATATGATACTTATATTCGTGAATTGATCAAAGATTTGCCTGATGTAAAATTATCGTCTAGACCGAAAGAAGGTGACTTAATTTATTTTCCATTGGGAAATCGTATATTTGAAATTAAATATGTTGAACACGAAAAACCTTTTTATCAACTCAAAAAAAATTACGTTTATGAATTAAGATGTGAGCTCTTTAGATATGAAGATGAAGTAATTAATACAGGTATAGATTTTATTGATAATCCCGATGGAGGAGGAACTGATGGTGATGGAACTGGTGATGATATGACTGATCGTGAGCAGTTTGCATCTACTCAAAAATTACAGTTGATTGGAATTGGTTCTACGGCGACTGCAATAACATCTATTGTCAATGGTGGTGTTAGATTTGTAACTGTTACTGATAGAGGATCTGGGTACAGTAGTCCTCCAGTAGTTGCTTTTTCTTCTGCTCCATTTGGTGGAGGAACTGCGGTAGGAATTGCAACAATGATTGGTGGAATTGTTGATTTATGCGAACCAAATGAAACTTTATTGCGAGTTCAAGGAGTAGAATTAACAAATCCCGGATATGGGTATACTGTAGCACCAAAAGTTAATTTTATTGGTGGTGGTGGAAAAGGTGCAATGGCAACAGCAACAATTGGAGATGGTATTGTTGGTATAATTACAGTAACCAGTGGTGGTTCAGGATACTTATATTCTCCTGTCGTTACATTTGTAGGTATTGCTTCAACTTCAGCAAAAGCATCTACAGTAATAAATGAGTCAGGATCAGTGACTCAAATTAGAATAACAAATTCCGGACTTGGTTACACACAAGCACCTCAAATACAAATAACACCTCCAAATGTAGTAGTTGGATTTGGAACATATCAATATAATGAAATTGTTTCTGGTAATATTAGTGGAGTTACTGCAAGAGTTAAGTCTTGGATTGTACTGACAAAAACTTTAGAAGTTTCTAATCTTTCAGGAACATTTTTACCCGGAGAAATTTTAGTTGGACAGACTTCCGGTGCTTCTTATAGTTTACGAAGAAAAAGTACAAGTACAGTAGATAATCCAGCAACTAATCCAAATAATAGATTTGGTCAAAATGACACTATTCAAGATGAAGCAGATGATATCCTAGATTTTAGTGAAATTAATCCATTTGGAACTCCTTGACTTGTTAAATAGTTTATAATTAGGTTAAAAAAATGTTTGATTATTTTTATCACGAAATATTCCGCAAAACAGTTATAGGTTTTGGATCATTATTTAACGAAATTTTCATTAAACATACTAATTCTGCAGGGCAAGTTGTATCTGTCATTAATGTTCCGCTTGCATATGGACCAATTCAAAAATTCTTAGCAAGGGTTGAACAGCAACCAAATTTAAATTCACCAGTTCAAATTACATTACCAAGAATGTCTTTTGAATTTACTGGATTATCATATGACCCAACAAGAAAATTAACTACGACTCAAACATTTTTATCAAAAACAAAAACAGATCCTACGGATATAAGAAAAACATATATGCCAGTTCCATATAATATGGATTTTGAACTGAGCATTATGACTAAATTAAATGATGATATGTTGCAAATAGTTGAACAAATATTACCCTATTTTCAACCAGCATACACTTTAACTATAAACTTAATAGATTCTATTGGAGAAAAAAGAGATATTCCCATCATCTTAAATAATGTTTCCATGCAAGATGAATATGAAGGTGAATATACTACTAGAAGAGCATTAATTTATACTTTAAAATTTACAGCAAAAGTTTATCTTTTTGGTCCAGTATCCACTGGAGCAGACAAAGATATTATCAAAAAAGTTTCTCTTGGATTTGTTTCTGGAGATACAAATTCTACATCTAGAGATCTTACATATACTTCTACTCCTGTGGCAACAAAAAATTACACTGGAGATATTACAACTTATATCACTAACGATTTGGAAATAGATTCAAATATTATTGAAGTAAATGATGCTTCAGATATATCAATAAATTCATACTTTACAATAAATAGTGAAACTATACAAGTTCAAAGTAAAAATGGAAACTCTCTTACTGTAATTAGAGGGTCATATGGAACTCCAATATCAATTCATGTATCTGGTGCGGAAGTTAAATTAATTACAACAGCAGATAATGATTTAATTGAATTTGGTGATAACTTTGGATTTACTGGAGAATTTAATTGAGTTAATTATGCCTAAAAAATTTGACAAATTGGATGAAGTATTTAATGTTACGGGAGAAATTGTGTCAAAAGAAATTGAATCTACCAAAATAAAAAAAGTTTCTGATGATAATAAAATAGATTCTATAATTAATGATATTAAAAAAGATTATGAATATTCAAGAGGAAATTTTTATTCAATCATTGAGAAAGGGCAGGAAGCAATTAATAATGCACTTGAACTTGCTCAAGAAACAGAATCTCCCAGAGCATATGAAGTTGTTGGACAATTAATTAAAAATGTTTCCGATGCTACGGATAAATTAATGGAATTACAAAAAAAATTAAAAGATATTGAAGAGGTTAAGCAGTCTAGTGGTCCAACAAGTGTAACTAATGCACTTTTTGTTGGATCTACTACAGAATTATCAAAATTATTAAAAGGTAGATTAAATACTCAGGACGATAAATAGAAATAAAATGCTATCACAAGCAGTAATTGAATTAGAAAACAAATTATTAAAGTTATCTAATATTTCATATAATTCTATAGATTCTCTTATGAGAAAGATTATGAAATCTTATAACATTACTGCTAAAGAACTTCATAATGCTTTTAAACAAAAAAACAAAAAAACTCCCGACAATTGGATCAAAGGAAAAATGAAAAAACTTCAAGAAGATCATAAAGAAATTGCCTCCGGCGAAAAAAAAGATGATGAAGGATATATGGCAAGAAATGAATTAGATTCTATTGAGAGAGCAATTAAAAATCTTCGTAAAAGTATAAAATCTGGAAATCAACAATTACCTGCCTGGGTTCAATCAAAAATTACAAAAGCTGCTGATTATATTGATACTGCATCAGAGTATCTTCAAAGTGATGAGAAAGTTGATGAAGAAACTAGAAAATTCCCAAGAACTCGTGGCAGAATTTTACATAGTTCCGAAACTAGAGTTACACATAGTACTGGAGCTAAAAGATTAACTCCATATGCGGCTGATCAACTTGGACCAATAGCGCAAAAACTTCAGAAAATAGAGGCAAGTAAAGTTGATGTTCCTTCATTTGGAAGAGGATCGCAAAAAAAATCAGTAAAAACACAAAAGGAAGAAATTTCTTTAGTAGAAAAAATTCTTGGAGAAGAAAAGTGTGGTAAAGGAATGTATTGGTGTAACACAGATAAAGTGTGTAAACCACTTCAAGGAATGAAAGTTCCCGGACAAAAAACAAACCCAACTGAGGTTGGAATTGGAAAACCAGTTGCCGAAGGTTCTTGCAACCATACAAAGAAAGGTAAATCTTGTCCAGTTCATGGAGAAAAACAATGCCCAATGAGTGAGGAAAGGGATCCTAAGGGACCTGTAAAATCTTATAAATCTCTAGAAGAAATTGCCAAAAAGCACGGAGTATCAGTAGAACAAATTAAAAAACAATTAGAAATTGGAACTAAAGTTGAATTTGAACATACTACAAGTAAAAGTTCAGCAAGAATAACTGCTCTTCAACATTTAGATGAGAAACCAGATTATTATACAAAATTGAAAAAAATGGAGACTCAAAAAGAAAGTAATACTGTAAGAGATGCAAACGGTAATGTATATGCTGAATTTATTGACATAATTAAATCTGGAAGTATTAAGGAAGAAAATCCTTGCTGGAAAGGATATACACAAGTTGGTATGAAATCAAAAAATGGCAAAGAAGTTCCCAATTGTGTTCCATCAGAAGGTGTTCCCAAGGCAAAAGGATATAAGAAAAAAGATGTAAATGAAGCAGTAAGACTTCAAGCACAAACTGGAAATAATATTTTTGTCACAGTATCTTGGAGAGGGAAATATTATACTATGCAATTATTTTTCCCTCAAGCAAAAATTCCAAGCAGAATAGAAATTTCTGATGAAATACAAAAAATTTATCCAGGTTCTAGAGTGATAACATATAGAGTCGCGGATTTTAAACCAGGAGAACCTATAGTTCATGCATATAAAGGTGGTGACGCTGGAAAATTAGGTCCCAATAAAAATTATGTAAAACCTATGGGTGAAGAGGTTGAAATATCAGAGGCAAAAAAGTCTGAGATGCCGTGCAACAAACCAAAAGCACAAGCAGTCGGTGATTCGCAAACTGGCAAATCTCATGTAGTTAAGGCATGTTCTGACGGACAAGAAAAACTTATTCGTTTTGGGCAACGAGGAGTAAAAGGTTCTCCAAAGAAAAAAGGAGAATCTAAGGCATATGCAAGCAGAAGGAATAGATTTAAAACAAGACATGCAAAAAATATAGCAAAAGGAAAAATGTCTGCTGCTTATTGGGCTAATAAAGTAAAATGGTAGTGTGATTAAATTATGTCTGAAGAACATTATCTCGGCAACCCACTCCTCAAGAAAGCAAATACCAAAATTCCATTTACAAAAGATCAAGTACTTGAGTGGATTAAGTGCTCGGAAGATCCAGTACACTTTGCCAAAAAATATATTCAAATTGTAACTCTGGATCACGGTTTACAATCTTTTGATATGTACTCATTTCAAGAAGAAATGGTAAATACATTTCATAAGAATAGATTTACTATTTGCAAACTTCCTCGTCAAAGTGGTAAAGCATTATCATTAGATACTCCAATTCCAACACCAAATGGTTGGACTACTATGGGTGAAATTTCCGTCGGAGATAGTATTTTATCTCCAGAAGGAAATAGCGTTTCAGTAACTATGAAAACTGAAACAATGTATAATCGTAATTGTTATAAAATTTATTTTGATACTGGAGAAGAAATAATTGCAGATGCTGAGCATTTATGGGAAGTGAACAGTTCATATTGGACATGCGGTAAAAAAGTTATTACCACTAAAGATATTGCCGATGTATATGATAAAAAAATTTCTAATAAACGAGGAAAGGGAGTTACTGGATCATATTTTATTGAATACCCAAAACCACTTCAAAACTTTAGTGAAGAAGATCTTCCTATAGATCCGTATTTACTTGGCGTTTGGTTGGGAGATGGATATTCTTCAGACTCTAGAATTATTGCACATAAAAATGATTTTAAATTTTATGAAACACGAATAAAAATTGAATACTTAAGAGAGGATAATAATTGTATAAGATTTAAATGTGCAGATTTACATAAAAAATTAAAAGAAAATAATTTATTAAAAAATAAACACATACCTCAAGTTTATTTAAGATCATCATACGAATCTAAATTAGAACTTCTCAGAGGTCTTATGGACACTGATGGTTCTTTAAAACCAAATACAAGATCATTTGAATTTTATCAAAAAAATTATGAACTTACTGTGCAAGTAGTTGAATTATTATCTTCAATGGGAATAAAATCAAGAATAAGAGTTAAAGAAATAAAAGGTTGTTTATATCATACGGTTTCTTTTACTACTACTGAAAGAGTATTTAATCTTCCGAGAAAATATAATCTCATCAATAATGACAGACCATTAAGACCTCAAGATAGAAGAATTTATATTCAAAAAATAGAAAAAATTGATAGTGTCCCAGTTGCTTGCATTTCTGTAGATAGTAATAATCATTTATTTTTATGTGGAAAAACCTTTATACCAACACACAATTCAACAGTTGTAGTTTCATATCTTCTTCATTATGCAATCTTTAATGATAATACAAATATTGCAATTCTTGCAAACAAAGCAAACACCGCCAGAGACCTTCTAACACGCCTCCAGACTGGTTATGAGAATTTGCCCAAGTGGTTACAACAAGGCGTCTTGTCGTGGAACAAGGGATCCTTAGAACTTGAAAATAAGTCAAGAATCACTGCAGCTTCAACATCAGCATCATCAATACGAGGTGGAACATACAATATTATTTTTTTGGATGAATTTGCGTTTGTTCCAAATACTGTTGCGGAAAATTTCTTTAGTTCAGTTTATCCAGTAATTACATCAGGACAATCATCTAAGGTTATTGTTGTAAGCACTCCATATGGTATGAATCATTTCTACCGTCTTTGGGATGATGCACAAAGAAAAAAGAATGAATATATTCCAATTGAAGTTCATTGGACTGATGTTCCCGGAAGAGACGAAGAGTTTAAAAGATCCACCATTGCAAATACATCAGAATCTCAATGGAGACAAGAATTTGAGTGTTTATTTTTAGGTTCTTCAGATACTCTTATATCTGGCCCAATATTAAATAGATTAGTATTTGACAATCCTAAAAATTCAAGTGCTGGATTAGATGTTTATGAAGATCCTCAAGAAGA